AGTTCCGTGATGTGTGAACAATCGATCCGTTACTAATTATAACAAATTTTTTTGAACCTGCGAGAGGAACTGCTGCCCACATGCCATTCTTGGTGACATAACCATCAGAATCACCACACTTGTCCTCCAGAATATCTCTATTAGGACAAGTGTAGAACTTTCTATAATCCTTTGATTCTGACATTAGAACACAGCAGTGACGCTCACAATAGTTGCCGTAGGGTTACGTGCAAGTGCAGTTTTTCTTGCATCCTCATAGTTTTTTGCTTGCACGATTTCATCAAATACATTGCCAGCAACATAGAGTTGAACTTTGACTTTCATGGTGTTCCTTGATTACCTTTGTATTATAGGGCAGGGTGGGGCAGAGTCAGGGGCAGAGTGGACAGTTCTACTTCCGGACCACTGAGATGGCAGGTTCGCCCTGCTCAAATACAGTGTCAACCACTGCCTGAACGCTCCTGGCAGTGCTGATGCCCACCTTGTCAAAGACTGGAACACAGACCAGTCCGAAGGTCTTCTCAGCACCACCCAGACGGATCACACGACCGATAGACTGACTGATTCCGATGTAGTCCATGTTCCGCATGAACAGGACTGCCTCCAGTCCCTTGACGTTGATGCCTTCAGACAAAATGCTGTGGTGCATCACGACGAAACGAGTATCATCTTGACCCCACTGATTCAGAGTTTTGAAAAACTCTTCACGGGATACTTTCTTACCATTGATGATAGCACCAGTCTTGCTAGTGATATACATCCAGTTGTATCCACGCTCCTTAAGTTCATAGCAAAAGTCAGACTGACTCACAAGACGCACAATCTGTTTGGTAGAACGTGCAGCAATCAGAATCTTATTGAGCGAGTTTGCATCAATAGTATCCAGGAGGTTTCTCTCATCAGACTGCTTGAAATCACCCTGTGGCAGTTGCTGGACCACAACCTTGGGGGGAAGAATATAACCTTCCTCAACCAGTTTAGGTGCAGGAACATTGCAAATCACCTGTCCGTAGACAGCACCATCATTCATTCCTGGTTTGAAGATGGTAAGAGAATGCTTAGGAGTAGCAGTAAAAAAGTAGCAACGATCAGCATCGTGAGAGAAGAACTCAGTAGCAGGGAAGAAGTTACGCTGCACACTATTATGTGCCTCGTCGAAGTAGATAGTATTTACTTCAATGTCTGCCTCTTGAATACGATGCAGACTATGATATGTAGTGAAAATAATGCAGTTCTCACCAGCAGATCTTGCAGTATTATTGAATAATGCAATCTTCTCTGGTTTGGTGCTACTGAAGAACTCAGTTTCACCACTATGAACATGCATTACATGTGTGTAAGTAGTATCAATCAACTCAAGAAATTCTTTGCAGAGTTGTTCGGCAAGCAGAATACGTGGTGCTACAATAACAAATGTCTGACCACGATTGATCAGTTCCATATTAGTAATGGCATCTTCGATCATACAAATGGTCTTGCCACCACCAGTAGGGATGATGACCTGACCTTTATTGTTGTCCCACATCGCATTGACTGCTTCCTTCTGATGGGGTCGCAAGGTGATGGTCAAGTGCTCTCCTGTCCTGTATGAACATATTATAGCAGAAAACCGCCCCCAGTGCGACCTGGTAGACGGTTTCCATAGTGTCTTAGAGCTTCCTCTTCAACCCGGACAAAGGTAGTCTATAGGGTTTTTAGAGTCTTGTCAAGCTATTAGGTTGAACTTGTTACTGCTTCCCATGCAGAACCATTCCAGAAGTTAAGTTTATTTGTGGTTGTGTTATACATGATTGCACCTTTAGGAAGGTTGCCATAACCACTCATTAAGTTTCTCTTAGTGGTATTAAATGTGGGAATAGCAAGTGAATCATATCCAGACTGATTTTGTGTTAATGTTGCAACACCACAGAATACTGTGCCACCGGTGCTAACATTCAGTCTTCTGGACTCATTGTTATAGACAATAGAACCACCAGGAACACCAGTTTCACCAATAAGTGTTTTAGCATTTGCTGTTCCAACTCCAGATTGGACAGGATTTACATTCTGATTACCACCAGCATTTCCAGACCAAAGGTTAGCAACGATGTCCAACTCTTCATTATTAAGTGAAGGCATGATGACAAAACTATTCGACGTAGTACTTGCCGTTCCAACATCAAGAATAGATCTAGCAAAGTACGTATTGATTCCAATTCTCGTCATTAGTTTATCACTACCAGCATCAGTAGGAACTAATCCTTGATTAGTTGCTCCATATCCTGACGTAACAACAGGAACAGTGGGAACAAATATTCCACTTCCACCAAATATTGCAAAGGCACCTTGTGATTGGAAATTTCCAGCATTAAATTGGGGAGAATTATCTCCTATTGTATCTCTTGGATCGGATATAAATTCGCCATCATCAGTAGTGGAAATTCCAATTTTTGTTTTAGCAATAATTTTTCCAGTTGCATGTAGGTTGCCAAAAATAGCAGATTGGAAAGATGATGGGAATGCAGTATCACTTACTGTTCCAATTCCCAACTTCCCTTCAACAAAAGCATCATCGTTGAAAGTAGAAATACCACTATTGACTCTAAAATTGCGATTAACAAGAACATCATTGAATGTTGAAATGCCGCTACTTATACTAATAATGGCACTCTGAGATATTGGTAAACCACTACCATCACCCAAAGTAAGTTGATTAGCACCCTCTCCTACAGTTACAATACCCGAGAACTGACCATAACCACTGACGAATACATTTCCACCGACTTCTAGTTCTCGTGTGAGTGTAGCACCATGACGATTTACGCCGACTTTTCCATCATATGTGGTCTCGAACTTGGTATCATCGTTATAACGAACCTTGAAACTTTCTGTCGTTCCAATACCAGCGCCAGAATGAAGATTGATGTTAACCCCACCAATATCATAATTGGAGAGACTGAGTGTCCCTGAGTTGAAACTTAAAACACCACTACTGTTACCAGTTCCTACAGATTGTCCGACACTGATTCTCGCAGTGTTAAGTGATGTAATAACATCGATTGCTGTATTTGTTGTTTTTCTGATCTCTATATCAGCAGCAGGAGTATCTGAACCAACACCAATCTTATTATCAACAACCAGTGCAGTTACAGTTGCAGATGAACCAACAATATTTGCTACCGTAATCTCAGGAGTTCCAGTAAGTCCGAATGAAGTTGATGCAAAACCTGCGGTCTGTGCAACACCACTTAAGTATCCTGTGACATTACCAGTAACATTTCCGGTTACATTACCAGTAACATCACCAGTAACATCTCCAGTAATGTCACCTTCAAAACTTGTTGAAGTAGTAACACCAGTAACAGTTAATCCACCAGCAGTAATTTGTGCATCATCGGTGAATGTTGCAATACCAGATACTACGATACCTGAGGAGTTTGTATCAAACTTTGCGGCATTGACTTCTCCGGTGATGTCACCAACAAAACTCGTTGCAGTTACAGCACCGCCAACATTTAAATCATTTGTTATTTGAACACTTGAGAAGAATGTGGAGAATCCAGATGCAAGTAAACTAGAACCTGTTATAATACCAGTTGCTCTGAATGAACTTGCAGTTACAATACCTGTAAAGTTGCCTTGTCCAGTTGAATCAATACCAACACCATAAGTTGCGGATGTTGGATCATCACCAATTTGTAATAATGATACAGGATTGGTGGTGCCTACCCCAACATTTGCTAATGTAGAAATGCCTGAACTGGTTATCACCAATCCAGTTCTCGCAATAGCAACAACACCTGATAGTAAACTACCATCACCAATAAATTGTTGTGCCGTTACAACACCAGTTGCATTAAGACTAGTTGCATCCAATATTGTTACTGTTGATGCACCTGATACAAATACGTCCTCAGTGACAAATAAGTCCGTTGTTGATACAACACCACTGACCTTTGCAGTTCCTTTTACATCAAGAAACTCGGTCGGAATCGATGTGCCAATTCCGACCAGACCATTTGCATCTACTATAAAATTGTCATTATCAACTTGGACACCATTACGAAAGTTAAAGGACTTCTTATAATTTGCCATCTACTTTAGAATACTTTAGGATCTCCATCTAGTTATTTATCTGATAATTTTTGCTCCAGAATTTCAACTTTTGCTGATAATTCCTTGACTGCCTCAATGAGTAGTGCGGTGAGTTTGTCATATTTAACTGCCATGTAACCAGTTTCCCTAGTAACAGTGAGTCCAGGAAGTCCAAGAGCAGCAATTTCTTGTGCAATAACACCAGTATCCTCACCCTCATGAACACCACCTTCAATCCATGTAAATGTATTACCACTAATTGAAAGCACCTTGGCAAGAGGTTGTTCAATTGGTGTGATATTCTCCTTTAATCTTTCATCAGATGAGAAGAATGCAGTGATGTCATCAGTTACTGTTAGTGTTCCGGTGATGGCAGTGTTACCATTTAGTGTTGATGTACCACTAACAACTAAATTATCATCAATAGTCGTTATTCCACCAGTAGAATCTAGAGTCAAATTGCCCGATGCAGTATCAATTTCTCCAACACTACTTACTCCAATTCTAACCTCGTCAATATGTGCCTCAGAGAATGGTAATGATGCACTGCCAAGATATGCACCTGCATCGGCATCTGGAACAAGACCAGTATTAAATACTGCCTGTTCCACAAATGTTGACACACCAGTAACATTTAATTGACCATCAACATTCAAATTAGCATTACAAGCAACTCTATTAGTGTTGGCGTCAAGTTTTAAATCATCAGAGATAGTGTCAATCGTATTGTCATCAGAGACTGCAATTCGAATATTTGCGAAAGTGGCACCCAGACCAGCGAAACCTCCTTCAAAATTTGCAGTGCCAGTAACATTGATGCTTCCACCAATATTTAAGTTTTTATCAATACCAACACCACCATCAACTATGAACGCACCAGTCGTCGTGCTGGTTGACTGAGTGGTGTCAGTAATTTTAACTGCACCTTTTGAGGTTATTTTGTCCTTGGTGGTAATCTCCTTAGTAAGAGTGACCGGACCATCAAATTGGGAGAGTATTTGACCAGAATCTCCACCCTCAACTAGAAGTCTTTCTTTTACAGTAACTTCATCAAAGACAACACTTAATCTTGCTGGATCTTCTCCAGTAACTGTTGAAACTGGAATGTCAAATGTAGTTTCTTCACCAGTTGCAGAGGATGTTCTTCTATTTCCAACATAGAAGTCTCCCTTGTTGTTCATACCCGTGTAAACAACAACACCACCCCTTCGTTCTTGTGATTGTGAAAGGAACTCTTCGTTCTCTGTTAAAGTTCTATCCTGAACTTGTGGAAGACCCGTAGAATAGTTGCCAGGACCATATCCAAGATATTCAAATGTGTGACCGGATGCACGAATAATAGATGGTCTACGGAATTCGATTGAAATTGGGTCAACTTTATTGATAAACGAACCGGCATCGTGTGTGGATATTCCTGTTCCTAGAGCACCACGAACAACACTAATTTCATTATCACTTACACCACCGAGAGTGCTACTAACAACTCTCATAATTTCGTTGTCAACCTGGAGATAAGAACCTAGAGGGAATCTCTTCGTTGTGGCAATACCAGAATTAACCGCAGATATTTGCAGAGTATTATCTCCATTAAAACCACCAAGTCTTAAAACTTCAGTGTCATAGAGACTAATACCTCTCGATGCAAGATTTTCATTAGATTTGTCAGAAATACCATCATTTGCAGATAGTCCGTGCTTAAGAATATATTCTGCAGACAAACTTGCATTTGTGACTGCAGTAAATGTATTGACACCAACTCTTGATTTTACTAAGAAATCTCCAAGATTATTGTTACTAGAGTCAGTTACTCTAAATCTATTACCTACGACCAATCCGTGAGGACTTGAGCAATTGAATGTTTGAGTTCCTGTGCTAGAGTCAAATGAATTGGAGGAAACTTTTCCAACAGGAGCCACAGAAATAGCATATTGTCCCGCAATAGAGAATGGATCCCCTATTGTTTTTGCAACAGAAACTTGATTTTTTGCAGGAACACCAGTAACTCTGTAAAGACCAAATGCCGTGGTTCCAATACCAGTTAATTGCAGAACACCACCATCATTGCTGAGAAGATTTGCATTAGATAATCCTCTTGTAGCAACAGCAATTTTTGCATTAGCAGATCCACCGATTACTGCGGTATCAAAGAATAATTCATCTCCATCCTGATAACCTGATCCAGATGATTGAACGTCCATGCTGACAACAGCACCACCAGACACTCCAACAATGGCAGTAGCACCATTCCAACTAGATAATCCAACTTCATTAAAGAGTTTTACATTGTAGTGTGTACCATTTACATGACCAGAACCACCGGTGATTGCACCTTCATGAGTTAGAATTCCGGAGAAACCATGATTTTCCGTGAAAGTTAAAGTTGCAATACCAGCAACAACACTGAGATCGGATTCTGAAGATACTACTAAATGTCTTTTAAAATTCTTGTTGAACGAGTCTGTAGATTCTCTCGTGAGACTCTTCTTCAAATCACTTGTTTGAACTGCACCAAGTGGTGCTCTGAGGGCAAAAGATTTTGTTGATGTTGGACTATCATTGACATTATCTCTATCCAATTGTGGATAAAGATCAACAACATTTTGATTATACTTATAGTCAAACTCTGTGGTGACTCCAACATCAGCACTCAATGTATAGAGATGATAGATACCATCTTGCTGACCTTCAATGTACTCGGAAATTGTTTCATTTCTATAAACAAACAGATTGTTCTGTAAGTTATTAAGTTCAAATCTTGGTAAGGAACTATTCCTAATAGTTAAATCATTTGTAAGTGCTGGACCAAGAGTTCTGCCAGTTTCATACGTAAATTCCATATCATTAGGAACTGACGTAACTGTGAATGTGCCATTATATCCACTATTTGCGGTGCCAACGATGTTGGTTGTATCAGTTACATTTTTGATAATAACGACATCGCCAATGCTTACATTATGTGGTAATTCTGATCTAACTGATACAGTGCTGGCAGAGAATGTGCAACTACCAATGAATCTAGGATTTCTATTAAAATCATAATCATTCACTGTAATTGTAGATAGATCAAAGTCTGCATCAGTTCTTACACCAGTAGAACTAGATTCTTGAAGAATAAATCCGCTTTCAGGATTTTTTCCGTTTGTAAGTTCTTTTGGAACTACAACTCTAAGTTTGTAAATCTTTTCATCCAAACTTCTCGTATCTGCAATTCTCTTCAGGAATGAAGTATCAGTTCTAGAATCTAATCCAACACTAGTTTGAACACCAATCTGAGTCAATGCATTATAGATTTCATTACCAGCCTCGGCATTAATATACCATTGAGTATTTGTAGTATCATACTGAACTGGATGCCCTAGATCTCCAGGTTCTTTATCAGATACTCTACTCAGAATAACAAGATTTGTTCCTCCGAAAACATTAAGTGCAGTAGAATTTTGTGCCGAAGTGAAAGAAGATGCTAATCTAATATCATTATTGTTGCCATTATCAATTACAAAATATACGGTTTCTGCAGAAATGTTTTCTGGTAGATCACCATCTTCACTCTTGACAATGACTTTTTCGCCAGTGGAAAGATTGTGAGCACCGATAGAGAAAACATTAGATGCTGGACCAGATACTACGCGATGTTCTTTGACACTGCTAGTCTCCCCATCACTCATTAAGATTCTTGCTTCACTAGAACCATAACCTGAAACGTTGCTAAAATCAACAAATAGTTTATCCTCAATCTTTGCACCAACACGGAATCCTTGTGTCAGAGATGCTGGTTTTACATCTTTATCAGTAAATCCGAAAAGGTACAATCTTTGATTATTTCCAACTGATGTTGTGACACCAACATCTAATGCCTGCCAATCAATATTTTCTTCAACATTAGTAATTGCTCTAGGTGCAATGATATTAGTGACGAATGCTTTATCGTCTTTTGCAAATGCTTCTTTCTTAAATCCTGAAGAAATTAGTGATAATTGCCCGAAGTTGGAGTTAGAGTTGGTGATTGATGCATCACCACCAGTGTCTGCAAAGAAGTGTTTGTTATATCCAATAGCAAACACAGAAACAATCTGAAGGATTGCATCATTGGTCATTGAAATGTGACAGGTTTCCCATCCATTTCTGTAAACCGCACTAGAATCTAAGTGATAAACAGTGTTGGGACTAGTGGATGATGACTCTGCTGATAAAGCACTACCTGTTACTTTGGATTGAGAAAGACCCTCATATACTCTATTTGACTTATTATACTTTACAAATGCTCTATCATCTTTTTGTAGTGATACACCAGTAAACTGGGCAACAACCATTGAGCGGAATCCAGATGCTTTGCTTCCATCTGCTAACATGCCGTTCATACCGAAGACTGAACGCAGGGAGATGTTAAAGATATATGGAGATGCACCAGTCACGGTATCAGTTTCAATGACTATGGTAGCACTCGATGTACTGCCAGGAGTCTCTAAATTCTTTCTAAAGTCTGGGAGTAAGTATGTGAATACTTTTGGATTATCTGTAGCAACACTCTGAACTTTTGTGGAAATATTATAGTCATTAGGAATGACTCCTTTAATTTTAATTGGAGTTCCTGCTTGTAATTGATGATCTTCTTTAGTAGTAACAGTGACAATGCTGCTTGGAGTTCCACCACTACCTGACACGATAGAATCAATTTGTATCGGATCAGATGCAAAGGCACCAACAATTTCCCATTCAGGTCTTTGCTTCTCAAATCCTTGTGGATTAGCAGGATATTTTTGATCAATATCTCTGCCCGATGCTATGTTATATGCGTTAGAAAGTTTCGCATAATACATATCAAGATCAGTTAGATCATAGTTTCCAACATTATTGACACCATCAGCATACTCAAAGCAAGTGAGTTTATGGTGTGAAAATGTTGGTTTAGATCTATTATCTACAGAAAAATCTGTAGGATCAGTATAAACTACACCATTATCATCTCCATCAAAGAAGGAGAATTGCCAGAAGTAACATGTACCTGTAATTCTAAAAATTGCAGATCCAGAAACTGTTGCATCTGTAGGATTTGGAACATATTTGGGGCGAAGTCTAGTTTTTCTTAAATCAAGACCAACGACAGATGTTCCCCTAGGGACGATGACACCACCATTGACACTATTAAACTTGTAAAGGATATTATCTTCTTGATTAATATCAAAATTGGAATCTAGTTTGAGAGATAAAGTATCCGATGCTGCAGTTTCTCCACCACCAGGAGAAAATACTTTTGCAACTCCACCAATACTTTTAAGAGCAAAACCAGGTCTGTTGTCAATTTCATGAATTCCTGGCATGAGAAGAATAGTTGTCTTCTCAATTAAGTCATTACTATTTCCTTGCAGATAGGAAAATCTTGCAGACTCTATAAGTGCTCTCTGAAGAGTTTTAAAAGGTTGAGCAAGAGAATTACCCTGATTATTAATACTATCAGTTGCATCCAGGTCTGATGGACTTACATATAGTATACGACCTTCAGTATTCTTGATAAAATTATCTAGTTTATTCAGAGGCATGGTATTATTTTACTGCTGAAATATTTCTATATTCTATTTAGTTACCTTTATTAATTGAATTTCTTTTCTTACGAACTGCGAGTTTGGCATACACCACCATGTCTGGTTCGATGTTTTCATCAATAATTTTTAAAACATTCATGAACTCATTTACGGTCTCACATTCTATTACTCTCGTATCACCCTCATTGCCCAAAACAATAACGGTTCTCTTACAAATATCGACTAGAATGCTGCTGACATGTTCAGTCCCCATATCATCATATCCAATTGGTTTAATTATATAGTAGCATCAATTGCTTGTTGATAGACCCACAACGGCAGATATTACTGATGATTCGGAAGTTGCTCTGGCATTAACTTCAGATCTAATATTTTTACATCCCCAGTTTTGTAATTCTTTTTCTGATTTCTTATCTTTGACAATATTAAGATTGCCTCGAAGTGTTCCTATTTCATTTCGGAGCACAATAATATCATCATATAATGAATTGATTTGAGTATTTAACTGAGTACATGTCAAAGCACCACTGAGAGGTGTTCCGGCACCACTTAAATCAAATCTAGCAAGTGTTGAAATACCAGAACCACTTCCATCTGTTTTGAGTCCGGTTGCAGATCCGGCACTATCTTTAAAAATGAATGATTCGGCAACATTCTCATATCCAAATCCTGCATAGTATGTTGTCACTCCACTTAAGGATATGGTCGTATCAGGTTCAAATGGATTTTCTGTTCCATAATCAACATTAGGACCTGCCATCTTGGTGTATATTTTAACAGTTTCTGTTTCCTCCTTCATATTAATGGAAGTGAATGAAGTGCCTGGATTGCCATCTTCATCAAGTTGAGTTGAAGTACAATTAATACTTTCTCCTGCCTGAAGAGAGAGTGTGATTATTTCTCTTTTCTTATCATCAATTTGAGTGAGAATACCAATAATTTTATTGTCTATTTCTGCACAAAATTCTTGTAATATTTCTGCTTCTTCTTCAATTTCTGCCTCTCTTTCTCCAATAACACTCCCATCTTTAAATCCACTCTCGACAAGTTCTTTATTTTGACTCCAAGTTCCATCAGAATTTTCTGTGACTGTTACTTTTTCTATTTTATCCGGTGCATCATAATCAGATTGTTTTTCGTATGCACCTTTTAATTGATCCTGGTCTCTGTTTAAAACTTCGAGAGCTCTATTTGCTAAATTTTCATTCATGATTCTAATTCAGTAATTCTAGTTTTCAATTCTTCAATCTGTTTTTGTTGTTCTTTGACTGCTCCAATTAATACGGCAGTGAGTTTAGAGTAGTTAATACCCTTCCATTGTTCATCATAAAGTGCTCCGTCTTTTACAACTTCGGGAATGATGTCTTCAACTTCCTGTGCAATTAGACCAATCTGTTTTCCTTCTCCGTGAGATTTTAAAAATGAAGATGGGACAATATCTTTTCTCCACTTGTAACATACTGGATTTAATTGTAGCACCTTTGTCAAGGATGTGGAACTAGAAATGGGTTCAATATCCTCTTTCAATCTTCCATCTGAATGAGCAATGTGACCTATTATACTTTTAAAGTTGGTGCCATTAACTGCCCAGTTTCCAAGTAAATCACCTTTAGCAGATATATGTGTTTCTTTCGGTGCCACAGCCGACTTTTTTGGAGTAACTTCAGCACCTTTTCCAACTACATTCTGAAATACTGCATTATAATTTGCCGAGATTGCACCTAGTGCTATGTTAGAACCAATCTTTACATCTACGCCAATCAAATTTCTCGTTCCTACTTCAGCACCAAGACCCAAAAAGTTCCATGATAATGGAGTAGGAATAGGACCAACACAAGGTGCCGAACATAATGATGCACTAAAAGGTTGTGCGCTACATCCCTGTCCAAAGTGACCTTTATATGCCGATAGAATACCTCCACCGGGTTCTGTAAGTGCCTTTGGAAACGCAAGACCACCACCGGTAAAAGAGTTAAAAATATCTATATGGTTTGCTTCCAAATAATCAAATGCCATTCCTACTCCTTATCCACAAGTTTTTCTAACAGTATCTATAAATCCTTTAAGTATATCTCCTTGCAGTATACTTGAAACCACGTTAAGAGGAGATGATTTTACCACATCAGCACAGAATAAATTCAAGAAACCTTGAGCATTCAGAGTAATGGCATCAGATGACAACATGCATAATTTAGAACCACTTATAGTTATTTGCTCTCCGGCAGTCATTGTTATGTGATCATTTGCTTTTAACAAAAATGATCCATCATTACCATCACCTATACATTCTGCGTATATGTTTTTTGCCTTGAATTTTATATTTCCATTCTCGGCAATGATACAGATGTCACCATTTCTCGCGGTAATAATTTTCGCAATTGCTTCTTCAGGTGTTTCTTGTTGGTCACCCTTTGCCAATTCAGTTCCACAAAGTTCTTCAGATTTGCCGGGAACAACTACAGATGCATTTCCGTTTTTATTAATTAGTTGAGTATATCCACCATCTACGAACAAAAACATTCCACTGTTATCATCCTTGTCCTCTGGTGCAATAGGACCAAAGGACAATAATCCGTGTGGATTATCTGTAATTAAAGTTTCTGGGATAAATGTCATAATTTTTTAATCTTAATATCCACCATATCCGCCACCGCCACCTGGTGATGATGATGGTGGTGGTGATGGGGAGGGTCTTGGAGTGGGTGCAGGTCTTGGAGTAGGTGTGGGAGCAGATCTTGGTGCTGGTGTGGGTCTTGGCGTTGATGTAGGTCTTGGTGTCGATGCAGGAGTTTGAGGGGTTGCTGGTGCAGGAGTCGAGAGTTGAGTAGATCTCCTTCTTTTATTTAAACTTTCTTCAGCAGTATCATATATTGTATCATGATATCCGCGAATATGGAAGGCACCAACCATTTTTACACCTCTGGATGGGTGAATATGGAACGGACCAGAATATGGTTGACCATTAACATATCCGATAACAGGGGGATTATTTCCAACACAATCAATTACACGAACAACACTTCTTTGAGCAAGAGCATTAATAATACCATCACTAGTAGTTGCCTTATCTACGGGAACAATCAATTCTGGTGGTGTTTCTTCTTCAATATCATCAGTAAGTTTCTTGAAGGAGAATCTTGGTCTAATTTTAACACCTTCTCCTGTCGGACTTTTTATTGTAACAGTTGGAATATCAGTTAAACCACAAACTTCATCAGTCAAGGTTATACTAACTATTTGACCCTCCTCTGTTATTCTGACACTTGCCCTTAAATTTGGAAGGTCTGGTGTAATTACAATTTCATCGGTAGGAGTATATCCAAGTCCGGTGGAAATAATATCAAAACCTTTTAAACAAACTATGTAGTCATTGATTCCACTACCAGGAGTTCCACCGCCACCAGAACCATCTCCACCACCAGGAGTGGTTCCTCCTCCACCACCAGGAGTGGTTCCTCCTCCACCACCAGGAGTGGTTCCTCCTCCACCACCAGGTAATGTGGGATCTACCGAATCACCAAATTCATCAAGACCAGTTGGTGCGTTTGGATATCCGTATCCAGGATTAATCACTGGAATATCAATAACCTGTCCTGTTTCATAATCAATTACTGCATATCCAGATGCACCTCTACCATTATCACATGGATCTATAATACTTACAAATGGAGGTTTTGTGTATCCACTACCACCATTTTCTATATCGATTCCATAAATTCTACCAAATCTATCAATAACTGCCTTACCTACGGCACCAATACCACCACCACCAAAAATTTCAATGGATGGTGGACCACATTTAAAGGGATCTGTATCACATGGGAATGCTGCATCGGGTGCATTTGCCAAGTCTCCTAATGTTCCACCGAAAATTGATAGTCCATTAACGGATTCTTCTAATCCTCCACCTAAAATATAATTCTCGGCATTGCCAACAAAATTATCAAAACCATTTCCAAAAGGTTTGTTGGGAGAGTTTGCCCATGGTCCTAATATCGTGGATTTAATTTCCGGGCAATTTGGTTTTTGGCAAAGGTATGCTTCGAATCCAAGAATGAAATCAAGTGCCTCAAATACTGAACCAACAATTTTACCGGCACCACCTAAAAGATCATTGATGCCATCTAATATTGGTGCCAGTGCCTCATCTACTTTGGCAACAACATTATTAATTAATCCGTTTGTAAATTGCTGAACTCCACAAAGAGGAAGATTGACAACATTACCGATAAGTTCGAATAAGAAGTCTCCAACAAGACTGCCAAGGTTTTTGATTATATCTTTAAATTTGCATAGAATATTATCAATAATTTGTCCTATTATGGTATTTTTTAATTGTTTGGCAAGGGTTGGAAATATCATATCAATTAAATCTTGAATACCTCGTCTAATTTTATCGAGCAACCAATTACGAAGATTTTGCATTATACCTTTCAATACTGCACCGATTGCTGATGCCGTATTTCTGACTAAATTTGTAACTCTGTATATTTCATTAAATGTACTATTAATATAAGTGTCTCCGAATTGTCTTATTGCTTTGAGATCATTGAAAAATTTTAATAATGAAGTGTTAATTTTGGCCAAATCACCTTGTCCACATGGATCCGGTAAATCCACGGGTTTTGAAAGGTCTTTAAATGCTTTATCATATGCCGCAGTTTTTTGAAGTGTTGTACAGTCGGGAGAATCTATGAAGGTCCATGTTTTTCCTATAGTATCTCGTGCAATACAATTAGCAGAGGCATCAGTTTTTGTTAATTTTCTAAAGTCTAATTCTAGTTGTGTTAATTCTGTTAATTTTTTATTATACTCTTCCTTTGCCTCAGCAGGCCAATTCTCGAAAGCTTTTTCGTCTCCTCCTTGTTCTGCTATTAGTTCGGCAATTTCATCTTTTTTTGAATTTATAGAATTTATGGCAGATAATGCTTTTGGACTAACCTCCTTTGGTGCTGTTATTTTTTGTAAAATTGGTCCATAGTTTATTTTTGCTGCTTCCTCTGATGAATCTGATGTTGATGAATCTGATGTTAAAGGAACTGATCCGGCATAAATGCTGTCTCCCGTAACTCCAAAATTGTTTACATTTTGAACAAAACAATGATTTCTAAAGCATATTTTATCAGATCTACCTTGACCACCTACAGAATCAAATCCAGTGGATAAAGTTAAACCTCTTGCGTTTGTTGCACTAACACCATCTGATTGAACACTCCTCTGAAGTTCTGCCGGATTTTCTGCAAGTTGAAATGCTTTTTCTGCGTTACTTAATTGTGTTGTATTAAAACTTTGATCAATAGAATTTCTACTGTCTCTTACTGGTTCATATTGATTTGGTGCGTATATAATATCTCTAATATTAGTACTTCTAGTATTAAAATTAGCACCTGCTCTTATTGCCTCTCTTCTGTTTAAGACACTTCTAATGACGAGTGCCATTCCCACAACACCCTCACTTCTTGCTTCTGCAAGAGCAAGTCTTTTTAAAAGTTCCTTATCCTGCGCGGAAATTGACATCTATAATTTTACCTCCTTATGCTCGTATTTATCATCTTTAATAGTAATGTTTATCTTGCTAAAGAACCATCTGGATTAGTAGCAAATCCTCGGTTTTCATTTGCTCTTACACGTCTGTAATATTCTTCTTCTCCTATTTTGTTAATAATTCTTTCTCTTTGGGCTGCGGAATCTGCTTGTCTCTGTGCATCTGTTCTGGTGTCAGTAGATCTTCCCTCACTCAAATTAATTACCTCTCCAGTTGGTTCTGGAATGTTTTCTATTGCTTCTGCTTCTCGTGCTGCTTGTGCTTCTGCTGCTGCTTCTGCTGCTTCTTCTGTTGGCACGAACCCTGGCAATTCTTCTCCTGGTGCCGGAGGTGATGATAGACCCTGTTTTGCTTTTTCAAAGTCTTCCTCATCCGGAACAGCAGGTTTTTTTGGTGGTGGCGCACCACCCATTTGATGTCCTTGTGCAACTTGACCAGAAAATCTCGAAACATCTCTGAATTGTGTCGTGCCATTTTCCGATGCTTTTATCTTTGCCCCCGATACTTCATTTCTTCCTAATACCTGCATGATGACTGGAAGTTGCTCATCTTCATCAAGATAAAATCCTATGACCCATTCACCGCCCGATAGTCCGGTTGATGTTCCATTACGATTTCCAGCAGAAGTTGATTGAGATACAATAGCCCATGGCAAATCCTTATCAAGAATTTCAGGTCCTTTAGAATGTTTTCCTGGTATTCTAACTTTTACTCTATTATTATGTGCATCACTCCATGTTCCATTTTGAAGATATTCAGTCCAATTAGGTGGGACTTGTCCTAAGAAAAATCCGTCTGGTAATGTTGCGCTTTTCATGATTTATTTTTCTCCGTATATAGACCGTAACTGTCACGAGCCAGTGTTAATGACGTAATAGACCTTGTTGGTTCATAATGATGGCATAAATCAACTATTAAGTATTTACCACTTTGAACTGGGTCCATATATCCCTGTTCTTTTTTGGATTGCGTAATAATTTCAAAGTAGCAGTCAATTGTATCACCTGCCCTTAAATTTGGATTGCAGGGAACTTGAATGTCAACTAACTGGCTGAATAATATATTATATCTCATTGCTGCCTGTGCCTGATAATCTTTAGGATCATTATTATCACCACCTTTAATAGTTGGTTCAAGTGTGCCGATATCTAGAATATTATAATTTGTTTTAGTATATGCATTCACATCAGGTGCTTCTGCGGATTTACCTAACGATTTTACTAATTTGCCATCAGTAAATTTATATTCAATTTCGGTCTCTTCAAAAGTTTGTGGATTAAAATAAATGTTTCTGGAAAAGAAAACTCCCGCATTTAAAGCATTCAAAATATTTTGATTTTTTCTCATATGAGATGCTAATATTTTAAAATCATTTTGATCAGTATTCATACTTCCTAATAATACTTCTGATTTAAAATATCTCGCAGATATTGGTTGGGAAATTAAACTGTCAATTGATTTAAATTGAAATCCATCTTTTGTTTCAAAGAAAAAGAATCCGGCACTATCTTTTTCGGTAGTAGATTTTGATGCCAGATTGCAACATATTTCAAAAACAGATTTACTATTTCCGGCAAAACTATATGGGTTTGCAGTATTCTGTATATTTTCTTCCTTTACTTTTATTGATTCACTTTTTCCGGTCAAAAATTGTTTGATAAGCAACTTGACAGAATCACCAATATTACCCTGGTATTTTTTCATTGCGGTGGATTCTGAATTGAGTTTTGCTCCCTCAGAAAAAAGACTCAATAAAATTGCTTCTCTTTGAGAATTTTGATCCGGACTTGTGCTGCCATTTACAAATAAAGGTCTGTTAACAAAATCAAGTTCGCCAAGAGATGATTCAATCCTAAATTTTAATTTTTCATTTCCCGTGAGGGGAAGTGCATTATAAATTGATCCAACTCTTTCCTGCTTATCATATTTTTTATTATATCGTGCAGAATATCCCGTATCCATAATTACCATGTTTGCAGTTATATTTGGAGACATTATACTTTCATAGTAATTAAATTCTAAAGTTTTTCCTTCTAATTGCACCTTGATTTCCTCACCATCTCTATCTTTGGTAAGAGTTATTTCGCTGTATTTTGATGCTGCGGATGCTTTTGCCATTTTATTATATTATGCAGTAGTATATACGATGGGTTGTACTACAACAAGTAGTCCTTCTTCATCATCAGAAGATTGACTGATGACATTTGCCGCTATAGTTTGATTTCCGATGGGTGATATTTGAGCATCATTATGATCTGCTCTCGAAACTGTTTGTGCTTTTTTGAATCTTCTATAATGTTGTCTAATCATATCACGAAGTTCTGGTCCACCACTACCCTTTGCTGCTCCTTTTCTTAAACCATATAAATCCCATCGAGCAACATTGCCACCCCATTCTGAAGGACCATAATTATCAGGTTTCCCATCTCCATCATCATCATTGTGAGCTGCAAGACCTCTGGGATCTAAACCAGAACCTGCCTCTGCATGAGTCCAAACATTTTTATTGATGTCAGATTCACTCCATCCCCATGCGATTGCTAGTCTTGCAGCTTCTGCGGTCATGGCATTTAGTTGTGCCTGAGTAGGAGGATAACTACCCATGCGATTTAAATCTGATGCACCACCTGCCGCAGCAATACTCAATCCGACGGCATTAGTATTCTTTCCTTCAGTATGTCCGACACGAGTATCATATGAAGAATTGGGCTTGCGGGTTCCGTCACCTGCAAAAACTGTATGATAACTACCATTACTATCATAGTCACCAGCAGTCCAATGTAGATATATTAAAGTGCTTTTACTTCCATTACTTCCAGCATTAAATCCTGTTATGTTCATGGGAACAGGTGTTGTTTGTCCTGATGTTGTTGGTAAAACAAAAGTTTGTCTTTTTGGATCGGAACTACCCCCATTGGGACCATGATCATCTCTGCTTGCAGCAGCTGCAGCAGCAGAAGCAGCAGCATTCTCCTCCGTATAACCTTGTGGCATATCCGGTGGCATTACATATGCTTTTCTGTCACCTTTATCATATCTTCTTCTTTGATCTGGACTGAAATCTGATCTTACAAAATTTCCTTCCGCAGTCGTTATACCCTCTTGACCTGCTTCATTTATTGTAAGTGTTGCACCACCAGTTTGTAATTTTAATTTAGCACCAAATTTTGATGTTAAATTATCTATTAAAGGTTTTAAAGCGTCAACAAGACCTCCAAGAGGTCCTAACTTAGTTCGTATTCCCTCCAATAGATTATCTTTTGCTGTTTCTATGTCTTGACGAAACTTAATTTGTTTTTCTTCTAACTCTGGACTTACTTTTCCATCAGGACCACTCACTGCATTTATTAAAATTTGAATAGTATCAACGACTGGTGTTATAAATTTCCCAACTGCAGTAAAAATATTTTCTAATTTTTTCTTTATTGCCGGAAGTGCATTTGCCAAGATTCCTGTGAGGACAATCAATCCAAAATCCATCATCTTATCAAAAAGACTTCCACCCGGTTTTGCTAGAGCACCTTTTACAGATGATGCCATCTTTTTAAGGGATGATGTCCCTGCTGTTAGTTTTTTCTCTTCTTCTTTCTTTTTCTTTACACTTAATTTTTTCTTTTCTTGATCATCTTCCTTTTTGTCAGTTTTCTTCGTATTCTGATTTTTCTTTATGAGAATACTCTTAATGTTAGTGACATTAAGTTTTAACTGTTTTAATTGTGCTTGTTCTGATTGCTGAGGTTCTTTTTTTACCTCTTGGGATTGTTCTTTTACTTCCATATTCTTATACCATTATTCCATAAATCCCAGAAGTCGCGACCCTGGATCCATCCATCGGATTAGTACTTGAAATTGTTGGTTCTTTTGTTGCTTCACCTATTGATAATGGCATCTGAGTCTGTGCCTTTGCTCCCTCTATTATTTCTGGTGGTAATGTAATCGTTCTTATTTTGCCCCTTTTTCCTGAGGAAAGAACTTGATATATTTTTTCGGTTCTCGTATTATCAATAATAGATCCATCAATTCTAGGCATAAAAAGTTCTGGTCCAGATTCTCCGACCAAATAAGGTTTGCCTGATGTTACAGGACCACCCATTCTTCTTGTACCAGCAAGTCGTTCGAAGAGTGGTGCTAATTCAACATTATATTTTTCATCTAATGCTTTAACTTTAGCTTTTTTGTTGTCATCAGCGTTGACCATTCTAAAATATCCAGTGGGATCCCACAATCCTTTGGGTGCAACTTTATCTAACTCTTTAAAATACCTATTTTTAATTGCATCTTTATCTTGCATGGCTTTTTGAAAAGCATCCACTGCCTCTATGGTTGCATTATATTTTTCTTCCCCAAGGTATGCTTTCACTTGAGATGGTAATGCCATACCCATTTTTCGTGCATATTCATCAGGATCTTCACCTTTTGCTATTGCGTCCCTTTCGGTCGTAACACTACCCATAAGAGTTTTATTACCAAAAATATCTTCAAATTTTACTGATTTTCCATCATCACCCATAACTACACCTGATTGAGTAGTTTTATTAGATCTTAAGTATTTTTGTCTAGCTGCTTCATCAAATGCTGCAAATTGTCCTCCACCACTTATAGACTTACCAAGAGCATCCGCAAGCATTGCTATTCCACCTGCTGATGTAATAATACCAAGTAATGTTAAAAGTGCAGGAGCACCGAGTAAACCAAATAGAAAACTTCCTATTGTAAATAATATGGATCCAACACTAATTATTGAACTGACGATACCTATAATAGGACCCATTAAAAATAATCCGGCAGCCACACCTGCTATCCATTTCCAATTATTCTTGATGAATGAAAATGCATCTTCCATCTTCTTTCGGTTTTCTTCATCACTCAACCATTTAAATGCTGCATTGACTGCAATACCTGCACCAACAGTTAAAACAAATTCTTTTATCTGATCAAAAATACCCTTAAAAGGAGAAAGAACTTTTTTCGTAGTATTTGCTAGTGCAGCACCAATTCTCTTTCTACCTTTTTCTAGTGCGCTTTCTTCTGCTTTTAATTTTTCACGAGAACGTTCTTTTTTTTCTTTCTGCTCATCGCCTTTTTGTTCTGCAACTTGCATTGCAAAATCACTTGCAAGTTGCTTTTGAATCTCTACAAGAATTTTATTAGTTTCTACTAATGTTTTGTTAAAATTATTTTTATTATCTTTATTACTGCCTGGTAATTTTTCTCCGATTTTACTTTTTTGATTTTGAAGTGTATTTTTAATGCTTGTTATTTTTTTGGCATTTTTAGTAGTTTTTTTTACATTACTTATTATTTTTTCAGTATTTTCAGTAGTTTTTTTTACGTTACTTATTATTTTTTCAGTATTTATTTTAATTTTTTTTGCATTTGAACCAATTACTTCCTGATGTTCGGGAAGAATTTTTTCAATTGTATTTACTTTGATACGAGTGGTTCTTACAATACGAGCAAGTTTACCAATTTTACTTTCTTTTCCTAGAGCAGGACCCTCTTTTCCGAACACTGCCGATGAGACATTCGTGACATTTATTTTTGTTAGTTTCGGTGTTTGCTGCTCTAAGTTAGATTCCACTATTTTGCTGCTGCGATTTTAGGTTTTCTTCTTCAATGTGTTGCTGAAGTAATGTTAGATAAATATCCTTCTCCCAAGGAATCATATTTTCAATCTCAGTTAAAGAGTATTTATGATGCTGAATCAATGCAAAATTAATCTTAAAGTATGACTCAAGATTCGTGTGAGCCATACCTAACTGAAAAAAGCTGCTAACCCTTCAAGAAGCACTTCGGATTCAACACCAGTTTCTGGATTTTTCACTGCAATCTCATGTGATAGTTTAGGCATTGTAGTAAAGAACTTTTCAATTTGTTTGAACTGTTTGGTGTTCATTTGTTCTATAAACTCACTGAGTTCTTTTTGAGTGCAATCAGATGCTTCCCAACTTTCTTCTTGGTTATAGACCATTTCAATACAAGAAGAAATCATTGAAAGTGATTGTCCGATGTCTCCGGTGTTTGTTTGATTTACTTCAAAATTGTTTTCAATAAACTGATCCAGTGATGGATACTTAAGTTTCATTGAAATATCATCATCAAGTTTGACGATGTTCTTATGTCCTCT